TTGCCCTGGATGTGTTCGGAGGAGGAGGAGGGTGGTCCGGAGAAATGGATCCACCGCCGCTGCCGCCGGACCTCTCCTCACCACTGCCGAATCAGTCGTACTCCATACCCTTCCTGGAGGGCAGGGAGCAGGAACAAAGCCCTATGGCCAAAATCGCCAGAGAGTATGATGCACAGCAATCTCTACTAGAGGATTAGCTTCATATAACAATTAAAGGACAAGCACCAACATGGAAGAATATTTCGCCAAAAATAATCGAGAATCTACACGAGAGTTATTTAACAAAAGATTGATATATAACGCACAGACAAAAACACCGCTGTACCCAAATTTAGTTGATTTTGGTTATGCAGAAAAACGACTCTACGGTAGAGTTGATCGACAATATATTCCGATGGTTAACAACAACTATCTTCTTCCGCTAAAAGCGATAACGGCCGACACCTCCCCCCTTAAGTCCTCGATGGCTATTAACTGTGTGGCAGATGCATTTCAGGATTTGTCGGAGCAGTTTCAAAAGAAGATAATGAGAAATGAAATTGATTCAAGTGATAAATATTTGGCGAACCTACAGGTGTATAAAGCCTTCGAAAACCCTCAACGCCTTTATGGACAGCACCTGACTGCATATTCAAAAGCTTTCAATAAAATAATAAAAGCCGAAAGGATAAAGTTTGTGAGTTTTAAAAGTTTTATTAATAAAGTTATGCCGTACATATATGTGACTGCCCGCACCGCTCCTTTTACACTACCGGCGTTTATCAAAAGTACATCTTGCCCTATCAATGTTTCCGGATTGGCGATTGAAATTGCTGATTTGGATCCGAGCAACGATAAAGAGAAATGGAAAGAATTTTATCAAAGTAATAACTGGGAATTTTATTTAAATGCTTGTGCGGGTTATGGGTTCATGGTAGATCAGCATGTTCCTTGGAGACTCGTTGCTGATATTGGATCCGCACAAATGCTACAATATTCAGCACGATATGAGATAATGAATACTGATGAATTTCTTCGTGCTACCTTTGAGCCTGCCCATCGGAGATATTTCGACGTTTTTAAGAACACCCTTTATCGCATGTATGTAGAAAACCGACAGAAACGCATGACCAGCACTGTCCACGTGGGACCAGAAGGAACTCGGGCAGTCATACGTCGTCCAAATAATTCTACTCGGGAGGAGCTATACGACCGGTATGATGCTTATTATTTTTTAAACTTATATTGCAAAATTCGGTTTGTTGAAGAGGAGTCATCGTTTACCGTACAAGAACAAGATAGGATTATCGACAATACCATAGAGCTAGCCCAAATTGATTTTGAGAAAGCTTTAGATACTTTTGAACTTATTTTGAATAAACCATTTGACTATGTGGGCTCTTTGAGTTATATTAGTAGTGCATGGAAAGAAATAAAAGAAATGAACGAGTAGTGTATTTCCAGTCGATTGATGATAAAGAGAAATGCGTTGGGATCTATCAAGATGGAAAGCTAATCTTTGACCCTGACCTCAACGACACCCCTATCGGCACCCAGCGCACTTGGAAATACTCAGGCTCGATTGCGAGTGAGGATGTTGAGTATGCATGGCTTGTTGGGGGCGGTCGACCCCTTGGCGAAATGTGCCCTTCATCGTTACAAGAAGACTTTGAACGAGCAGCTTCCAAGATGCGCGCATTTAAGAAAACATTTGAACTAGCCAAGATTAATTTTGAAGAGCACTGCTTTTTTGATTTGGTTCCTCATGATTTTCTAGTTAAGTTTCTTCACTTAAAAAATGAAATCACCAAACACGTATTTGAAACACACGAAAAGCCTAGCAATTATAGTCATTTAGCTAAGGCTCACCAGTTGCTCTACAAAATAAAAAACCAACGAGTAAATCTCAATACCAACAACTGCAGAGGTATATTTACGAAATCGGTTTACCGAGCAAGCGCCAACAGACTAATGAACGGACCCCGCAGCATAGATTATAATCTATTTGGCACCGTCACCGGTCGGCTAGCCACTCACTCCAACTCATTTCCCATCTTAACGATGTCGAAACAATTAAGACAGCTACAGAAACCTCACAATGATTGGTTTATGTCTCTCGATTATAATGGTGCAGAATTACGCACTGCATTAAGCTTGTCTGGGCAAGAGCAGCCCCCCTACGATATTCATGCGTGGAATATGGAGAATGTTTTGCCTAAAGGCACCGTCAATGACCGCGAAACAGCCAAAACTATTTTCTTTAGTTGGCTTTATCAGGCGGAATCTACATCGATTGATGAAAAGATGTACCAGCGTAGTGCCATTGTTGATAAGTATTATGATGATGAATATGTCCACACTCCGCTGGGTCGCAAAATAAAGGTTGACAAACGCAAAGCATTCAATTATATTATACAGAGCACCACGGCTGACTTGGTGATTGATAGGGCAATTGAGATAGACGAGTACCTCAAAGAACACAAATCATTTGTTTCACACCTTGTCCACGACGAAGTAGTAATTGATTTGGCAGCGGACGAAAGACACATAGCACCAGAGATTAAAGAAATTTTTTCAAACAACAAGCTCGATAAATATTTGGTCAATGTTAATGCTGGGAATGATTATTATAATTTGGAGAAATTAAACGTATGATTTCTATTGTGGGAATCGGAAACGCTGCCTCAGCGATTGCCGAAAAATTTAAAAGCCAAAAAAACTATAATGTTTATTTGCTGAACAGCACCGTTCAGCGCCGCAGCAAATATAAATACAAATTGAAAAAGCATAAGGACCCAGAAGAGTACGAGGCGAATATCCCCGACGTTAGCACGTTTTTTAAAGATTTGAACGAACATGTCCAAGTCTTCGTTGTAGGTGCATCCTATAGCTCTAACTATATCCTTGGGATTTTGGAACAAATCCGCGATAAGAAACTGGATGTCTTTTACATCAAGCCCGACACGGAACTACTCACAGGTATCCCCAAACTATTAGAGAACACTGTTTATGGAGTACTGCAGGAGTATGCTCGATCCGGGCTTCTAAACTCGGTAACACTCGTGTCGAACTTAGAAATAGAAAAGCACATTCAGAATATTTCAATTAAAAATTATTATGAATCCCTAAATAACACCATCTTCTCGGCAATTCATTACTTAAATTACTTCACTCACACAGAGCCTCAAATAGGACAAGTGGCACAGCCTGACAACATCAATCGTATCCGTACCGTGGGGATGTTGGATCCAAAAAATCTTCAAGAAAAATGGCTTTTTGAGCTTGACATGGCGCGCGATGTGTGTTATTATTTATGTATAAATGAGGAAAGATTAGAGAAAGAGATCGGATTGCATAAGCGAATTGTGGATATGCTGAAAGAGAAGCCACACAATTCATTTCATAAACTTTCTTATGCAATATACGACACGCACTTACACGATTTTGGGTTTTGCGTTGCCCATACTAACGCAATACAACAACAAAAGACTCTTGACAAGGTAGATTAAGAGTGTTACATTAGATATCAAGGAACGCTTGATATACTTTAGACATAATACAAGGAGAAAAACATGTCAATCAATATGGACCTAATGAAAAAGAAGCTTGCCACACTACGTGGTGAGGGAAATGGAGGAGAAGCCTCCGTTTGGTTTAAACCCGACGAGGGTGACCAAGTTATTCGGATCGTACCAACCTCAGATGGTGATCCGCTTAAGGAAATGTTCTTCCACTATAATGTGGGAGAACACAGAGGGGGTATTCTATGCCCCAAACGCAACTTCGGCGACAACTGTCCGATTTGCGAATTTGCTTCTTCCTTGTGGAAGGAAGGAGTTGCAACTAATGATGAGGAAAGCAAGAAGCTAGCCAAGTCATTGTTTGTTCGTGCCCGATTCTTCTCGCCCGTCGTTCTGCGCGGTCGCGAGGAAGAAGGCATCAAGGTTTATGGCTACGGGAAGCGCGCTTACGAGTTGCTTCTGGGCTATATCCTCGACCCCGAATATGGAGATATCACAGACATCATGGAAGGCACTGATATCTCTCTTACGTACACGAAGCCCACGGCTCCCGGTGCCTATCCGCAAACAAGCCTAAAGATGCGCAGAAGTACTTCCTCGCTGCTTGAAGACAAGGATGCTATCCCCGCCCTCCTTGATGGTATGCCTGACTTTGATAGTCTCTTTGAGCGACAAACCCCGGAAGAGATTGACGCAATTCTTGATGAACAACTTTCTGGAGATCTTAGTGCCGAGTCACGTTCGTCGGAAACCGCACGCTATAATACGAAAAAGACAAATAGTGAAGTGGACCGAGCGTTTGATGAGCTAATGTCCAACAAGTAGTCGGCTTGTGTGAGACCGCTGGCACCCCGGTCGGGAAAATAGGGTGCCGCATTTTTTATGTTCAGGGTAGAGCAGCTTGGTAGCTCGTCAGGCTCATAACCCGGAGGTCGGTGGTTCAAATCCATCCCCTGCATCCATTTTCCGCTAGCACCCCGGATAAAGTGTGCCACTTTCTGCAACATCTTTACTAACGGACCTGTAAAGACTATGCACATTAACACTATAGGAGATAATAATGATTAGAAAGATAACCAACACTGCACAAAATGTGTCAGTGCAAGACGTTGTAAATGATTACAACGATAAGAAGATGGCAGTTGTCAAAGACTTCCAACGACGGGAAGTGTGGCAGAAGAAAACTGTCAACGAATACATTGAATCTGTCAGTGAAGGCACCGCTGTGTCTGGCATCATTGTCACGGACATTGTGAGCGGCAC